TACTATTAGCTGTAAATTGAGCATACGTTTCACTACCAGCACTATTTGTAAAGTTTATATTGCCTTGCCCTGCAATATTTAAAGCACCAGTTCCATTTTCTTTAATATAACTATTACTACCATCATGATAAATTTGTAAATCTGAACCTGCTCCAAAGATAGCTTTTTTATTATCTGCAAAGTTAACTTGGTTTGGGTTTAAGTTGATCTGTGTACCAGAAGAACTAAAAATAGCATCAAGAGTATCTAAGTCTGAATTAAGAGATATACCCCAAGTATCTTCCGCTGCACCTGGTTCTGGTTTGGTTAAGTTTAAATTAGTTGTAAATGTGTCTGCCATTACGCTGCCTCTTGCTTATCTAATTGTGTCCATGTTGTATTTGGATTTGTTTGGTTTGTCCAAGTATCACTAGCAACTATTTGTTCTGTCCATGTTTCATCTGAAACAATAATATCTTCCCATTTTAAACCACCGATAGCTACAAAGCCACTTGTTTCAGCTATGGTTGATATACCTGCAAACGTGGCTCTACCTGTTGCATCAAAGTCTGATACGCCTGCTATGGCTGATACACCACCTGCGGTAATAAATCCTTGTGCGTCAAAACCAGAAGTAGCACTTATAGTAGATGCAGCTAAATCAATCTGTCTGCCTGTGGCAGTCATATTTGATATAACTGGTCCTATAACTGCGCCTTGGTCTATTTGTGTACCAACAGCTGTAAAGCCAGATACGCCTTGGATTGTGGCGCTGCCGCCATGAATTTGTCTAAGTGTAGCGCTTACACCACTAACACCTTGTATAGCGGCTTCAGCCTGAAATGCTAGGTCATTATATTTAGATCTTGAATAATAACCTTGGTTGTAGCCTATACTAGCCACGATTTTATGCCAATGTTATATCTAAATCACCAGTATTGAATCTGAATACATCTCCGCTACTTACAACTTTAGAAGTTGTTAAGTTTGCGTAAGCTAATAAGTTACCAGATGATGAAGCATCTAAAATACCTACTGCAACAACAGTACCATAATCTGCTGTAGCTGTTGGATATTCAATAGCTGCTGTATTACTTGCTGTAGTTGGGTTTGTGCCAGAAACACTAAAAGCACCAGTTTGTCTTGCATAAGATCCGCCTATTACTTCTGTACCACCACCTGTATCTGTTGGTGCTACTGTGTATAAAGCTACATATAATGTTGATGGTGCAGTATAAGCATTACCACCAAACACATGGTCTAATACTTTATCTTCTAAATAATCGCTAAATCCTGCCATATTATCTCCTAATTATTACTCCAATAATTTATATTTTTACCAGCTTTGCCATAAGTTCTTCTTCTTTGTATTAGCGAACCTTTGCCAAATTCTGCTTTTTCTTGTTCTAATCTCATTTCTTCTAATGCTTTTTCAAACTGTTGTGTGAATAAAGCAACTCTATCATCTTCCATAAGATAGATAGAAGCATGTTTTAAAGCACCATATAAGTAAGCATCTGGATATCCTGTGGATATAAAGTTCGTTGTATTAGAACTACTTAGAGCATCAATAGTGCCATAGTATGTTAATTGTAGCGTATAACTTGTATCAGGGGTAGGTGCTAATTCTATTGTGTTATCTACTAAAGCATAATAAACAGGTTGATTACCAACATTATTTATAGATTTTCTATAAACATCTAATGATTCTATGGATTGTTGGAATAATGGTGTAAATTCATTACTATCAATTTGTACGTTAATAGCTTCTAACCAATCTGTTGGTAGTGATATGTATTGAGCATCTGCTGTAGCAGTAGCTCTTTTAATCATATCTTTAACTCTTAATCTTCTATTAAACTCTGCTTCTGTTGCGTCTATAAAAAAATCAAGTTGGCTTGTTAAGTCTGATCTGTTTAAGAAGTTTGCAATATTAGTTTTTAATTCATCGTATGTCATACTTTACCTTTCCATGTCCTAAAGGGTTTATTATCTGAATGGTTTAACCATTTCTTCCATTGTGCAGAATCCTTGGCCCAACCTTCTCTAACTGCTTGTTGATATATTACCATGGGTACTTCTGCTACATGACGAAAATCTTTACCTGGTTTATTTTCAGATAAATGTTTTACATAGTCTAGTGTTGGTTGTATATCTTGTTGTGTTTGATATATAACCTTGTCATCTTCTGTAGCAAATACAGATTTCAAACCGCGTTTATGATCTATTAATGTAGTTTTTGCCATGTAGGAATTTTAGCACAAAAAAAAGGGAAGCCGAAACTTCCCTTAAAGCTTATTTAACTAAACTTATGATGTTGTTAAGTCTGCAACGACACCATGAGCAGCTTCGTTAGATACTTCTAACCCGTACTCACATACAATTAGCTTAGTTTGAGCATCACCTATTGTTGAGATGTCAATAGTTTGGAAGTCTCTTAAGTAAGATACTTTTGCAAACTCTGGATCTACTAACAATAAAGTTCTTTCTCTACTTCTGTTTGATGGAATGATTTTTAGTTCACCAAAATCAGATGAGTAGATAGCTACTGAAGCTTCAATTGTATTAGCATCAACAAATTGTCTAGCTTGTGTTCTTCCTGTAAAACCAGAAATAACTTGTTTGTTGTGTGGTCCACAAATAGCCATGTTAGGCTCTGCACCGCTAGCAAACATTTGCTGTAATACGTCTTTTAAAAGAGTTTCTGTTAATGCTCTTTGTGTACCGTCTGTTGGAGCAGCACCGCCGCCAGTAGAAGCACCTGAAGTTCCTCTTGACTCGTTAGTTTCAATCCAAGATTCGAAACCACCAGTTACCCTAGCTGTTGTAGCATTACCAGTTGTTTTAGCACCATTTTTACATAGAGCCTCTTCCATATCTCTTTTAAGAGCTTTAGCCATAATAGCAAGTTGATGAGCCATTTCTGATCTCTTACCAGCTGCATCTGAAGCCTCTTGCGAGCCTGTTACAGTTGCATCTCTGCTTGAAATCATAGCAACATTACTTACTCTGCTTGTAGCTGTTGAAGTTGATCTACTTAACTCAAATCCCTCAAGCTGACCTGATGCGGATGGAGTAGGTAGACTTTCTGTTTGCCAGTCAAATACAACATTTTTAATATTTCTTTTTCCGATTGATGACATAAACGGTGTTTGCATTGGAGAAATGTTGTAAATAATATTACTTAAATCTTCTCTGTCAGCAGTAGCTGTATATGTATCAAAAGCATTAGTGACTTTCGCCATAATAATTCTCCTGTTAAATTATAATAATTGTTCAAATACTTTAGCCGCATCTGAGGTTTTCCCAGTTTTGGCCAACCTTTGTTTTGCTCTTTTCACAGGTGTTGTCGTTTTTGGTCGGTTTGTTGTACCAGGTCTAGCAACTCTTGCTGGTGCTTTTTGTGTTGGTTTTTTCTTGACGGTTTCAGCTATTTTATCGTTTAACCAAGCCTTTCTTAAACCAAGTAAAGCTCTCCAATCATATACGGAGTTGACCTCTTCTTGAGAATATCCCAATACTTCCATTGCATGTTTAGCAATCTCAGCTTTTTCTTTAGCAGCAACCTCTGGGTTTTGCCATTCTGGAATCAACTCAAGTAGCTTTTGCTGTCCTTCTTCAACTTGTTGTTGAATTAGTTTTTGCTGTTCAATTAAAGATTCTTGTTGTAATCTTTCTTGTTCAGCTTGTACTGCTCGTAGCTTTTCTTTTTGTTCATCCCAAAGCTGTTTTTGCCTTACATAACCAACAGGATCATCTTCGTATAAAGCGTTCCAATCTGGTTCTTCACCTAAAGCCGCATTTAACTGCGCTTCCATCTTCGGTAACAACTGCGAATAAATCGCATCTCTTTGCGCTAACTCTGCTTGCTGCTGCTCAATAGTCTTTCGCTGTTGTGCGAGTTCTTGAGTTTTACGCGTATAATCTTGCTGACGAGAATAGCCGTTGATGAGTTCCTCTTGCGTGACTTCGACCTCTTGGCCATCTACCTTTACAGTAAATGTTTGAAGTTGCGGAGCTTCCTCTTCAACATCGGTTTGTTCTTCATCTAATTCGTCTTCTTCAATAAACTCTTCCTCATCTTCTACATCTTCTTCAAGAGTTTCAGGTGATTCAAGTTCCTCTTCAAAAACTTCTTCTGCTGCTTCTTCTGTTTTTGTGACTGCCTCTTCAAC